GAAATAATGTCTAAATGTTTTTATTGCGAAGGATTTGCTATTACCATAATAGCAGATGGATATTCTATTCGTCCTGTATGTAAAAATCATGACGAAAGAACTATTGATGAAATCGAGGAAGAAATAGAATGATTATTCAGATTATAGGATTGCCTGGTTCAGGAAAAACAGCATTGGCTGTAGCACTTAAAGAACGAATTAATGCTATTCATTTAAATGCAGATGAAGTTAGATCTACTGTTAATTCAGACCTTTCGTTTACACCTGAAGATAGAATTGAACAAGCCAGACGCATGGGAGAAATGGCACGTCTTATTGCAAAACAAAATGTTGCTCCAGTAATTGTTGATTTCATTTGTCCTACAGAAGAAACACGAGAAGCCTTCGGAGACGCAGACTTGGTGGTTTGGGTTGACAGAATTAAACATAGCAGATTTGAAAATACAAATAAGATCTGGGAAGAGCCTAGAATTTTTGATTTAAGAATATTAGATGGATACACAATAGAGCAAGAAGTTAATACTGTAATACAGGCTGGAGGTTTGTTTGATTGGTCCGCTCCAACTACCCTGCAACTTGGACGCTATCAACCTTGGCACGAAGGGCATCAAGCATTAAAAGAAGAAGCACACAAAAGAACTAATCAGGTATTGGTTGGTGTCCGTAATACATACAAGACATCAGAAAAAGATCCTCTACAGTATAGCGAAGTAGAAAATTATATTAAACAAGATAATCCTTTTAAAGATACTCTTGTATTAAGACTGCCCAATATTACAAACATTGTCTATGGTCGTGATGTTGGATATAAAATTGAGCAAGTAGATTTGGGGGCAGACATTCATGCTATATCGGCTACGCAAAAACGTAAAGAAATGGGTATCTAAGATATTAGATAAAATAGGCAACGATAAACTGGAGTGGCCTTCATGAACGTATCTAAATCTAGATCAGCAGCAAAGGCTATAACGTGGAGAATTGTTGGAACAACAGATACATTTTTAGTATCATATTTTGTTACTAAAAAACCTTTTGTGGCAGCAAGTATAGCAAGCCTAGAAGTTTTAACAAAAACTATACTTTATTATTTTCATGAACGTGGATGGAATAAAGTACAATGGGGTAGAAAATAATGTACACAGATGCTATGCGTACGGCTTTTAGGTCACTAGATCATTTTGCTCCAAAAGGATTTAGATTAGAGTTAGTAGACAATGATAGTTTTATAACTGTAAGAGCATCAGAAAAATCTTTTATGTCTTTACTTGACGAAGATAAGCGCCGTGCTGTAGAATATATGGTAAGAGTTAAAAAGGCTCTTGAGGACAATGGCGCAGTTGTTCTTTTAGTCCGTGAAGGCGGTAAGTAACATGCAAACATTTTTACCATCTAAAGATTTTATTCAGTGTGCTAAAATATTAGATTCAAAACGCCTTAATAAACAAATTCTAGAATGTTATCAAATTCTTAATGTATTATCTGGTAAATCTCCTACAGGCGGATGGCGAAACCATCCAGCAGTTCTGATGTGGAAAGGGTTTGAGCGTGGTTTATGGGCTTATGTTCAGGCGATGATTAGTGAAGCCAAATCTCGTGGTATCAAGACAGAAAATAACGAAGCAAATCTTAACGCATTAAAAAATCAATGTTGGGATAATTGGGGTAGCAATACTCCTTCATTTTGGTTTGATGATAATAAGTTATCAAGAATTACCACTACGCATAGGGTTAGTTTGTTTAATAAAGATCCATTGTATTATGCAAGATTTCAAACACATGCAAATAGTTTTTTTAATTCTCCTTGCTGTCCTGACCGCAAATTACCATGCAAATATTATTGGCCAACACATGAGGCTTTAAATGCTTGATTTATTAATTTTTATTTTTGTCGTAATAATTATTACTGGTGCAGTAATTGAAAACATAAGATTAAAAAATAAAAATATTGAGTTAATGTTTTTATTAGCACAGTCAACATTAGATATAACTGCTATTAAAGATAAAATAAGTAGCCAAGATAGTGATACAGAAAAAGATCATTTTATTACATTCTTAAATGATACAAGAGAAATGGCATATAAATATATTGAGGATTTGCAAAATGAATTAATAATTTTTGCTAAAGTATTAGACAATGAATCTGAGTTACCAAATGATCTATCAGTTCCACGAATAAAAAAGGCTTTTGAGCAAATAGAAAAAATGAGGCCAAGTGAAGACTGATAAGATAGTTATTGTTGGCGGTGGATCAGCAGGTTGGATGACAGCATCTGCTTTAATAAAAGCATATCCAGAAAAAGATATATGTTTAGTTGAAAGCAAAGACATTCCAATAATTGGTGTTGGCGAAAGTACTACTTTTGAAATAAATGGATTTTTTAATTTTTTGGGTATTGACTATGCAAGTATTATGAAATATACTAATGCTTCATATAAAGTTGCAATTGGTTTTACTAATTTTAAAACAAAAGATTCCCCTACCTTTTATTATCCTTTTGGACATCCTAATTTAGACAAAGAACTAACATGTTTTGGATTAGATGATTGGCATTATAAAAAAGCATTTTATCCAGATACTGAGGATCAAGATTATGTTAGATACTTTTTCCCACAAGCAAAAAGTATGGAAACAAATAAAATAGTAGTTGATACTATTGAAGACATTCATCCATATCAGCCACACAGAGATTTAGCATTGCAAATGGATGCTACCAAGTTAGGTAACTGGCTTGCAGAGTTTTATGCCATACCACGTGGTGTAAAAAGAATTTGGGGTACAGTAGATAAAATTAACCCTAGCGATATCGGCATACATTCTTTAGTCTTGGACGATGGAACAGAAATAGTTGCTGACTTATTCGTTGATTGCTCTGGTTTTAATAGTATTTTATTAGGTAATTTTATGAATGAAAAATTTATCTCAACCGCAGAATTTTTGCCTAATAACAGGGCATGGACAGCCCATATTCCATATACTGATAAAGAAAAAGAGTTACAAACTTTTACTAATTGTACTGCTATAAACAATGGATGGGTATGGAATATTCCTCTTTGGAATAGAATTGGATCTGGATATGTGTACTGCAATGATTTTATAAGTGATGAAGATGCTCTTGAAGAATATAAAAATTATTTAGATTCTAATAAGATGGTTGTTCATAACCCAGAAAGATCAAAATCTTTAACGTTTAAAAATATAAAAATTCATAATGGATATTATGATAGATTTTGGGTTGGAAATGTAGTTGCCGTAGGATTGGCAGCAGGATTTTTAGAGCCACTTGAAAGTACTGGTTTATTGCTTACTCATCAAAATTGCTTTACTCTTATAGATGCGCTTCAAAGAAATACAGTAAGCCAATATGATATAGATAATTTTAATTATAAAACTAAAACAAGAATAGAAAAAATGTTTGACTTTGTAGGCATGCACTATGCTTTATCTCAAAGAGATGACACAAAATACTGGAAGAGCATTACGTCAAAACAATATCCTAAAAATTATTTCAGATCAGACATGCAATGGGCCAATAATAATGTTGATACAATAAAGGCTGGATTTGGTTTAAGACCTTTTTATAATACATACATAAGTCTTTTAGAAAGCATGTCAGATCAAAATTATAATATTAAAAGTAAAATGGAAATATATTTTCAAAAAAGAGCAAAAGCAAAAGAGACATGGGATAATATTATAGACAATTCTAAAACACATTTTCAGATTTTAAGAGAAAATTTTTATGAAGAATAATGTAAATTTAAGAGGTATTCCATCATCATGTTGTCCATTATGCGGATCAAAAATAATAAAGGTTAAAGTTATATTTGATCCAGTAGACTATGAAATAGGTATGTATTTTTTAGATGGAGAATGTAACGAATGTGGTGCTTTAATGACAGTCCCAACTCCATTAGATCATCCAACCAATATAAAAGGAGAATAATGAAAGATATATTGTTATCGGTAATAACAGGTTTTGGATGTGGCATTGTATTTGCTGCATTTAAATTACCTGTGCCAGCGCCACCAGTTTTTGCAGGAGTTGCTGGTATAATAGGATTATGGCTAGGCTACGATGCCATAACTAAGTTCATATCCTAGGAGGAAAATACATGGACGCAAAACTAAAAGCAATGTTAGCATCATACGGAAGATCCGTTCTTGGTGCTGCATTAGCACTATATATGTCTGGGGTTACAGACCCTAAGACTCTTGCATACTCGCTATTGGCAGCAATTGCACCAGTTGCATTAAGAGCAATTAATCCTAATGACGCTGCATTTGGCAGATTGCCAGCAGTATCTGTTGTTGAAGAAGCGCTTAAGTCTGTAAAGGCAAAAAAGGCACCAGCAAAAAAGAAGTAATGCTATAGGTGAGATGGGTTACTTTTTATAGTAGCCCATCTTTACTTTTTCATACAATTCATAATCTAAATTTTGATTTTCTATTATTTTATTCATCATTGATTCAGGTATTTTGTTAATAAAATCTTTATTTTTACCAACGTTTTCAAATGGTTTTTGTATTGGCACGGTAACGCCAAATTTTTCTGAAATAATTGTATTTAATTTTGATAAATCTTTTTGATTTTCTACAAGTTCAATATAGTTAATATTTTCTAATGCATTATCTATATTGTCATAAACTCTAACTAAATCATGATAAGACAATGCTCTTTTTTGATACTCTTCGTATGTTATTTTATTTTCACATAACAAATTGTAATTAGCAGTAAGATCTTTAATATTTAATGTGCAAGTAAGATGCTTATGTTGAACATTATCTTGTCTGGGATCATGCATAAAACAATCTAAATCATCTAGTGTAGGGTTATCTCTTTTATATAAAAAATTACTTAAAAATCTTTCTGTAGGCTCTCTTAATATTGTAT